AGCTTGTGCTGCGTTGTAGTAGTTTCCACCACCACCGCCACCACCAGCGCCTCCAATAGATTTTCCTGCATTACCTAGACCAGGAGAGTGTCCACCACCTCCACCGCCTCTAGTAATCGCTTGACCCGTAATAAGAGAAATCAAACCATCTCCACCTTTACCACCAATAACACCAGAACCTTGGGATCCAGATTGACCAGCACCACCACCTCCACCATGACCTAGATAAGGACCAGATTGATTACCTTGACCAGAAGCTCCAGCAGTTCCTTGACCAGCAGTTCCTTGAGAACCACTACCACTTCCTGATCCACCACCACCAGAACCACCTACTGGAGGAACATTACCTTGCCACCAACCGCCACCAGCTCCACCTTTTGCAATAATATTTACTCCAGGACCAATGATAGAAGAATCCGCGCCAGCACCACCTCCAGTGTATGCAGTAGTTCCTCTTGATCCTCCAATTCCAACTTTGATTGAATAGGTTCCTTCTTGAACGGTAACTCTAGATTCTGCAGCTGTTGCTCCGCCAGATTGCTCACCGAGAACAGAATTGCGGTATCCTCCAGCACCACCGCCTCCGCCCCAGCCGCCTCCGCCGCCGCCTCCAGCGATAACTAGGTATTCAATCTCTCCTCCACCAGAAGAAACTGTGAAAGTATCATCATTTGCAAATGTGTGAATTTTATAAGCACCAGAAGTTGATACTGATCCTCCAACAGCTTCAATGCCGCCGCCACCTGCTTGTGTTACGTTTCCAATATTTCTCCATTCCCCAGCATAATAAAGTTCTAGTTGCTCCGAAGTATCATTGTAAATTAAAAATCCTTCTTCAACTCCAGTTAAAGCATCTCTTTGTGCTTCTGTATAACTAGGGACTTTATATGCTTCTGTAGCATTTAATTGATCAGCAACAATTTTAGACATGAAAGTAAAACCTCTTGTAGTATTTAGATTGGGTATCTAATAATAACAACACCCTTTCCACCAAGACCACATAGTCTAGAACTATCTCCATAGTTTCCTCCACCTCCACCTCCATAATTTTCCTGACCATCTTCTGCTTGTGCTGCGTTGTAGTAGTTTCCACCACCACCGCCACCGCCAGCGCCTCCAACAGAAGTGGCACTATTGCCCAATCCAGGGGAGTGTCCGCCACCGCCACCGCCACGTTGAACAGCAGATCCAGTGATAGCGGAGGTCAAACCATCTCCACCTTTACCGCCAGTAACACCAGAACCTTGAGATCCTGCTTGACCAGCTCCTCCACCTCCACCATGACCTAGATAAGGACTAGATTGATTACCTTGACCAGCAGCTCCAGCAGTTCCTTGACCAGCAGTTCCCGCAGAACCATTGCCAGTTCCTGATCCACCACCACCAGAACCACCTACTGGAGGAACATTACCTTGCCACCAACCGCCACCAGCTCCACCTAAAGATGTGATATTAATTCCGCCAGGACCAATAATCCAAGAATCTCCACCAGCACCACCTCCAGTGTATGCAGTAGTTCCTCTTGATCCTCCTTGACCAACTTTAACTGAATATGATCCTACTTCTACTAATAAAGCTCCTTCTGCTGTTGTTGCACCACCAGATAATTCTCCTTGAACAGAGGATTTATAACCACCAGCGCCTCCGCCGCCGCCCCAGCCGCCTCCGCCACCGCCTCCAGCGATAATTAGGTATTCTACAAGTCCAGTTCCAGCGGTAACGTTAAACGCATTATCTCCAGTGAAAGTATGAATTCTATATCCGCCAACATCTGTCACTGTTCCACCATTTGCTTCAAATGGAGCAGCTCCTGCATTTTTCCACTCTACTCCGTTGTAGAATTGAACTTCAAAATCATCTGTATTGAAAATTATGTGTCCTTTTTCTGGCGGTAGGGCATTTCTTTGTGCCGTTGAAATTTGTGGCAGCAATATAGATGAGTTCGCTTTTGAAATACCAACATTTAAAATTCCCATGATAGAAATCAGACCTACTTTTTAATATTTATTACCAAGACATCAAAACATAACCATTGAGACCCCAACCTGTGCCACCGCCACACAGATACGGAGAAATAGTTGAACCAACTCCAGTAGAGGCTCCATTATAACCACCTAGGTAGTTATTATCATTAAGGTGAATACCAGAGAGGACTAGCCATCCGCCAGCACTATTTTGTCCGCCACCACAACCACCATTATGAATAATTCCAGATTCCCAAATAGGAGTTGATGATGGAGTAGCATATCCATCATAAAAATTTGGATTATTACATGAGCAACAAGCAGCAACTCCAAAATCAGAATACCAATCTGGATCTCCTACCATTTTATACCACATCTGACCAGCGCCAGCAATAACCCATCGAACAGTTCCACTGGTAGTAATGTCCCTTTGATTCAAATCTGATAATTTTGCAACTTGTGTTGGTGCAGTATCATTTGGAGCTAATGCAAGATCTGTAGGATTTAATGATCCAGTTTGATATTGAGAATTTGTAGTATTGCTGGTTCTTTGAACCATTACAAAATTATATGGAGCATATGATGTGAAGTCTGTCCAAAGTTGTTGCTGTGATCCATCATTGAATTGATACCAATATGATCCATTAACAGCATTTGCTCCGAGAGTTGATTTTAAATCAGTTGCATTTAAAGCAGCAGACGCAGCTGAACTTCCATCTCTTCTTTTTACTTTGATGTTTTGCCAAGATCCATTATAATAATATTGCATCTGACCTTCAATATACATCATTTCCCCATCTTCACCATCCAAGAGGTCTTGGTCGTTTTCGTAGATGGGGACTTGCAATGCATCAGAAGAATTAATTCTTTCTGATTGAAATCTAGATGAATAATATCTTGCCATTGGTATAAATCAGATAATCTTCCAAACTGCTCCAGAACCAATTGTCATGGTTCTACCAGTATTTAGTTCAATTCTACCAAAACTTACAGCGGTTAAGTTTGCTTGAATATTTACATCCTCATCAATAAGATTTGCTGCAGTTCTAATGATACCGCCACTATCTAACCACTGTGCTACACCCTTGACGTAAAGTTTTCCAGTTAGGTTAGCATCTCCTTCAATATCTAATGGATATGCTGGTTGAGGTTGATTGATACCAACAGCAGATAGTCTGTAGATATCTTTAATAATGTTATTTGGGTCTAATAATGTTGTTGCTGCTTCAGTCCATCTTGAAGTAACAAATGGTGCATTATCTTGGTATAAAATACCATTAATATTGATATCGCCCTGAACATTTAACTGATAGTCTCTATTGATTGGATTTTGAGCATCAGTCTCATCAATTCCACTAAATTCATCGGTGTTGATAGCAACTTTCCTACCGCGAATAGCGATAGCAGGTGTTGCATCCCATGCGGTAGCACCAGCACCAGCACCAGTAAAGATGTTTGGTTGAATAGCAAAGATACCATCTCCAAATGTCTGGTTAGAAAGTCTATAGTTATAGAGACCATCTCCATCGCCTGCAGTTCCACCATCAGCACCCGTGAACAATAATGTTGCGCCATCATTGTTAGCGTTATCACTGATTTGGATACTGGTGTCTACATATGCATTGCCTTTAACATTTAATGTGTATGTTCCTGCACGACCAGCAACACCAAGTCTGCCAGTTACAATAACCTCTTTGTCTCTTCTAGCAATCAGAGGAACATTTGTAGTTTCTGTTGAACTATCAAAATGCCAGAAGTATAGACCTTCTGTAGCAGCAACTGTTTGAGCAGTTGAACCAAAATCACTTTCTGCCGAACCGAAACCGATGTTCCATCTACCATTTACTTCGGTTCTGCTACCACCACCTTGGTGCTCAAATGATAGTGTAGATGCAATATTGCCACCACCACCAGTGATAAGAGCTTCTGCTACTGAAGATCCAGCATTTACTTGTAACTTAATTCCCTCAGCATGTGTAGCAGTGCCAATATTAACACTTCCCTCAGACTGATCTACAAATAGAACATTAGTTCCGACTGTAAGGTCAGTTCCAACAGACATTGTAAGGTCTGTTGAAATATCACCCTGAACATATAGATCAGATGTAGGATCTCCAGCACCCCCAGAATTGAGGATGTTGAGAGTTCCTGTCATGTCATCACCCGCCTTAAGGACGTTGAGTGATGCTGCACCAATAATCTGACCAGGAATTACATTATTACTAGGATCTGTGTAAGTTACTAGAGTAATCTTATGTGCTTCAAAGCTACCAGTCTCATCACGCATTACTGCGTTTCTTAGTGTTAGAACATTTTGAGCATTATATGTTGACTGTCCAATGCCATCTGTGAAGACTGTATTGCCCTGATGGTATACTGGGTTGCTATTAACTGTAAATGCGGTAGTTCCACCAACAATTACGTTTAGTTGTCCGCTTCCATCTGTAGTAGAACCAGCAGATGCTACAATAGCGGAGTTGTAGTTTGGTGCAGGTGAAGCACTGGAACTGAAGTAAATTCCAGGAGAGGTTGCTGTATTACCAGCAACTCTCTTACCTAACTTGAGGTTTGCAGTTCCAGAAACAACCTCTAATGTAGCACCAACACCCGTGTTATAATCTGCTAGCGAATAATCAGTCCACTTTGCATACTTAGTTACTGCTGGGCTGTTTGCTAAACCAAACTGAACACTACCATCAATTGTTGTACCAGTTACAAGAACACCAATAATTTCGGAATAGTTATTGGTTGGATCATTTGCATCTGGATATGGCGTCATGGTGACGATGTATAGAGATCCTAGTGCTTGAGCACCAGTGATATCATACATGTTAATAGTGGTTCCGTTACTAAAAATGGTTCCGTATTCAGCAGCGTCTAGAAGAACTCCATCAAATAGAATTCTGTATGCTTTCTTTCCATTGAGTGCAGCATTTTGTGATGTTGCTAGTGGTTCTGCAACTTCAATCTTTTCATCAAATACTTTGGCGCTCATGAAACCTGGCAACCTTGTGTCAAACATGGTGCCTTCGTTGTGATGTGTTACATCAGTTACCCAAGATAATTGCTTTCCATCTAATCTATCAGCATCCAATCCAGAACCATCACCATCGTTGGAAGAAGTCCAAACTTTTGCCCAGTCTTTCCAAGTGGTAACACCAAATCCTGTACCACGAAGATACATATTTGTTCCGATGCTATTATCATCGGAGAATGCCAATTGCTTGAGACCACCATATGTGGTATCAGCGGATGTTCCGCCAGGTCTCATAGTCACCAAGAAGTGTCTTCCTACGTTACCACCAGTCTGCTGTGAGTTTAAACCAACTTCTGGCCAAGCAGCATATAGAGAGTAGTTTGTGGAAGATCCAGTGATGTTTGCATTGTTAAACTTACTCTCAGCTGACATACCCTCAATATAGAGAGTTGGGGATTGCTGAACAGTTGCAGTGCTCTGGTCATTAGCAACATTCAAAATCTTAGCATCATCTGCGGTGCCAGTGATACTGATATCGTAGTCTCCATCCAATCTTCCTCTAGGAAGAACACCATACAGCTGGTTGGTTGCGGTCTGATAGAACAAACCGTCTCTATCATCGAGGAAGTCTGCGTTTAGACCACTACCAATACCAGTCTTGAGTTCTACGGAACCATTTCCGTCTACACCAATATTAAACTGAGATTTCTTCAGTCTAACAACACCCACCGTTCCATATGGATCGGTACTGATTGTGGATCCTTCGCCGCCTGCTCTGGCAACGTCAATAGAAACGTTTGCATAGTTTCTGTTAACAGTAGATACTTTAGCAGCAAGTGAAAGACCAGTTCCATTACCAAGAATTGCTGGAGTTAGGCAAGTAAAGTCATCAGTATATCCAGATCCACTATCAGTAACAATAACAGTTGTGATTACACCACCTTCAACCTTGATAGTTGCTTTTAATCCAGATCCAGCAGTTCCTTGTGGACCGAAGAGTTCTACTCCATTAAAGGTGTTGTTTCCTCCCAAATCGGAAGCATATCCAGATCCACCATTAACAATAACAATGTCATCAATAAATTCACCCTGAGTATATGATGCATCAAATAGCACAGGAGATGAACCCCTATCAAATTCAAGAACTGTTCCAGCTGGTAGTGTCGCTGTTAATGCTTGGTCAATTGTTACGGTCGTAGTATTTCCTTCCGTCAATACTGCGCTAATGTAAGTATCTGCAGGAACACCATTCCTTTCAACTAATTGGTGTCCAATAACGTAGTTACCACTTGCTGGAAACTCAAGAGATTGTGAGTTAGTTGGAGATGAAGATGAGAGTGCTCCAAAGTATCTTGTTTCAGCACCCTTTATTGATTGAACTGCTAGAGCGAAGGAGGAATCTCCTCTGAGGAATGTAAACGAGTTTGCAGCACCAGAGTTTTGAGCAAGTCTAGCAGTTGAAATAACACCAGATGTAATATCATTAGCAGCAATACTTTGTGCAGATAGAGATACCCAGTTATTGAGATCAGAAGCAGATGTATTAACAACTCTATCAATAGGAACTCTTACCGCTGGTGTGTCACTTGTCAAGATACTATCAGTCTCAACCATCTTAATGGCATTGACAATATCACCATACAATCTGCTTTCAATCAGAGCATCTGCCTGAGCAGTTGTTCCAGATCCAGGAGGTGCCGAGAATGTAATCTGAGGTGGTGTGGTATATCCTTTACCGCCATAGTATCCATTGAAGAGTTCAATGGTAATAGTTACAACTTCACCACCAGCAATTGTACATGATGCTTGAGCAGCAACAGCACCAGATCCAGGATTACCACCAGTGATTGTAATAGTTGGAGCAGTAACATATCCAGAACCAGGATCAGTTAATGTGATAGAATACAGAACACCAGTTCTGTATTCTGTTGCTTGAATACGTGATCCAGATCCAGGAGTTGCGCCATCATCTCTAAACTCACCAGTGAAGATATCACCAAGAGTGAATTGAATGGTTGGATCAACGTCAAACGTTACAAACAAACTATCTACGTCATTATTAAGGATCCAGGAAGAGTTATTATCTTGCTGAATAGCAATAGAACCTGCGAGCGCACCTTCAATCGCCAGTCTTTCTGTTTCATCACCAACTGTGTATACAGTAAATGGTTTAACTGCAGGAAGTTGGTCTTCTGAGATCTTACCAGAATCTGTAAGTTCAACCAGAGCTCTGGGGATTGGGTTTGTTGAATATGGTTTGTTTAGATATGCACCAAGGTTGTTGGTGATGAAGTCTCTAACTGCCTTTTGTGTTGGTAATTTGGAGTTAGAAGCACCAGATCCTCCAAGAGTAGAAGATGCATCGAAACCAGTAACAACAACGTCCCCACCTTTCAGTTTGAGGAATTCAACTTCGGAGATGGTAACCGTTCCAGTAAAGGTGATATTACCAGTTCTGTTTTCAATCTGTGCAAACGTTCCAACCTTGAAGTCTCCAAGTTCATCAGTACCAGAGACATAAACACGACCATATCCTTCAGAAACCTGTTCCTGCGATTCTACTTTGGTGCCACCGTTCTCTGGTAGCGCATTGTAGTCTGTTCCAGAACCAGCAAATTCCCAAGTGTGGGAAGAAGAGTTAACGATAGATGGTCTGTGTAGAGCAAATGTTGGAACACCACCATAGTTAGCAAGGTGATAATCAACGAGGTTAATTGGATCAACAATAGTTCCAGTTGCTTTATCTCTGAATGATGCGGGTCCAGTTCCAGTTCCATCTGAAAGAATAAATCTTGCAGCAAAAGGAGCAGAGTTAGAAACACTGGTAGCATCAATGCTGTCGATAAAGTATTCGATATCTGGATCTTCTGGTTCGTATCCGTCAATCTTGAAGATGTAATGCTCAAGTGGAGCTCTGCCAAGACCAGTAACAGCGACTTCAGTTCTGTTTGTGATGGTAGCAACCATGCTAGAGACTGTTGCCCTTACAAAACCAGTACCTGTGCCATTACCAGAGTCAAATATATATGCTTCATCTCTATATCCAGTTGCTCTTAGAGCAGCACCACCAAAGTTGGTAGCAGAGTTGGTGATAGATGCATAACCACCACTTTCGGCAATAACACCGTCTGCACAGAAAATACAGAATACAGAAACCAACTGAACATATCCATCATTGGTAATTCTATATCCAGTAGAATTACCACCTTGGGAGACAATGGTGAATGCAGAAGCAACCATTGACTTACCCTGGTTGGGGAATGTTGCGCTTTGATCTGCCTCAAGACCAGGCTTTGGACAGTTTGGTTGCTTAACTCTAGATCCATCAATTAGAGCACCACTACCACCTAGGAAAGAGATAACAGAAGAGTTCTGAGTATATGGTGATGCTTCAATAATTGGATAATCATCATAATCAGATCTTGGTGTAAAGATCCTACCCTCAGCATCATAAAGTGTTCCAGTTGGATATGAGATTATATTATCTGTAACATATAGAGTTCCATATGTTCTGATAGTTCCACCAGGAACAATCGATCCATCTAGAATATCCTCAAACAACGCCATCGCAGTTGTGATGGTGGATTCTACGTTAGCACATAGTGGATTTGAACCATATGTTAGAATATTCCAGTCTTCAAACGTTGGAATTGTAGAGTTTGCTGGAATTACGGGATCATAAATGAGGATAGTTCCGTTAGCAAGTGCGCTTACGAATGTGTGTGCAACACCAGCAGCAGTGCCAGCATCTCCAACGTTACATGTGATAGTTGTCACACCACCAGCAGATGAAACATTGGTAATGGGTTGACTTCTACCAAAGTTAGCATCTCCTTCTACTGGACTTGCTAGATCTCCACCACCGTTAGATGCACAGTTAAATGTTAGTGCTCCTTCCTTGAATGCAACTCTGTCAGAAGTAGTTGGAGCAGTTGTGGGATCTGGGAAAGATACCGTTACTTCACCAGTGGTTGAGTTATAAGTAGCACTTAGTGGAGATACTTCGGCAATCGTTCCATCAGACCAGTTACGCATCGCTTGGATGAATAAGTCTCTTGCTTGCTGGAATGCGTATACAGTGGCATCTAATTGACCAGCAGGAATACCAGCGAGAGCAGTTCCAGAATAATAACTTTCAGCAGCACCAACAATACCAGCATTGCCACCTAAAACTAAGTCTCTTAGTAATCCAGTAATAACATAGTTGATATCTCTACGGCACTTTCTCTCTTGAACATCAGTTAGTGCTAGGGATGGATACTGTGCAATCGCTCTCTTGTATGCTTCATCGGCAATGAGATGTCTGTTTCTTGCAATCAAATAACCAGCATCTAGATATGTTCCTGATGCGTTATTGGTAACAACATCGACAAAGAGATATGCTAATGTATCAATAGCAGCTCTTACATTTGCACAAGATTCTGGTTCTGTTTGTGGGTCTGTATCGATGACAGTAGCATCAATATATGGGAATAGTTGTGTATACTTCTTAACGTATGTTGAACCATAACCATCATCTCCAGTTCTCCACTTACGCATTGCATAAATGGCGAGTTCTCTTGCGTATTCTAAAGCACGAACTGTCTGAACGATCTCAGTATCTACAAGACCAATCTGTGTTCCTTCAACATATCTCTTAGCAGCATCGATGACGTTATAGTTGCCACCAAATTCTAGGTCTCTTAAGATAGCATTGAGGTAGTGCTTGATGTCTCTACGGCACTTGTCGTCGCTAACAGGGATGCTGAAACTTGGATACTCTTTATCTCCAAGACTGCAATTTAGTAAGATATCATCAATTCTTACAGTGTCATCTTCTGCAGGAGAAGGAGACATTAGCGCACATGTAATCGTAGCAACTCCAGTAGTGAAGTTCTCCCAATCAAAATTAATAATGTTGTATACAGTTCCACCATATGTTACTGTGCCGCCACTAACATATGTGTGTGCATATGTCGAAGTTCCTAGATAAATCTTGAATTCAGTATCACCATCACCATTAATGTTAACATCGTATACTGAATAATAGAACTTAGCAAACTCTTCGTTAATTCTTCCTACAACTTCATCTGCGATAAAGTCTAAGTTGTTTCTAATTTGTAGTGAAGCATCTTGATATCTTCTAGCAAGAGGAGTTGCTACAGGGAACTCGTTTGGTGAGTTTAAGAGAGATAGTGTAACCGACTTAGATGCAGATCTAACAGACGCATTTGCACCAGGAAGATACTCTGAAGTATTTGCATAACCTTCAGATGCTGGCATCTTTTTGGGAATAACAAATCGTCTTGCTCGACCATCGGCGTCTTCTAAGACTTTGTAAATTCTTTGATAACCATTAAGAACATCACCTTCTGGACTAGGAATGCCAGAAAGATAAACTTCATCTCCTTCTTTATAATCGTGAGTATTTGCAAAACCTAGTAGTTGGTTTGTGTAGATAACAATACCACCAAGATCTTCTTCTGGACCAAAAATTCCTGCAGTAGGATCTCCAAATCCGTCAGTAAATGTGCCTTGAAGACTGAAGTCAATTCTTGTAATAGGGAGAACAGTTTCGTTATCTTCTCCAGTAAATACAACTTCACCTTCAGGTCTAGTTGAAATAACGTCTTGTGATGTGAAACTATATGTCTCTCTTACAAAAGTAAGTTCAACTGTTCCTAGAGTTACAGCTCCAGTAGAGTGGGTAGGAGCACCAGCTGAAGGAGAAGTGCCAGCAATAGTTACTTCATAAGTATAATCTGGCGTCCAAACAATATCGCCAAGATCATATGCAATATCGTTTGCATACAATTTAGATCCTGCACCACCGTATTTAAATACGTCAGTAGATGAGAATGAACCAGCATCAATTTTGAAGTCCATTGTGCCAGTCACATGGTGATCGGCTACATTGGTATCAGTCTCATCAAATGTAACTGTGAGTGAAGTTGCTAATGCGGAAGAAGTTGCGCCAACTAGAACTTGTCCAGCAGATAGTGCTGTTAAACCAGTGTTGGATACAAAGGTTGATCTATATGTTTGTTGACCAAAAATCTGGTGTCCAATTGGAAAGCTGAGAGGGAAGTCGCCACCAGTGGTAGCGTCATATGTCATTCTCTGCTTATCGTCAAACACCATGGCATAATCCCAGGTGTGAACTGAACGATCGGCAGCATCAACATAGTCTCTATATGTTACGCCAATAACATAGTTCTTATCGCCAAACTTAAAGATGTGTTTTCTTGGATTGTTTGGTCTGATAATTACAAGACGAAGGTTGTCACCAACAACCGAACAATCGGGTGGTAGTGAAATTGGGTTATCTTCGATGTAGTTGCCACCAGAGACAATAAGTGATTCCTTTACGCCAGGAGTAGCCCACGCCAGTTGTGCTGCTCTCTTAATAGTTCTAACTGGGTTTACTGCCGAGCGACCGTCATTGGCATCATTACCAATTTGCTCAGAAACATAGATACGACCACCAACGTCATTCGTTGCTAGATTAAGGACGTATTCTGTAGTTGCAATCTTATCTGATCTATCTCCTAGTAGAGGTGTGATAGATCGTGGGAAGACACCCGCATCACCAGTTTCGTTGTATGCAAAAGCATCGGGGTTATCAACACGAATACCAATATGCTTCATTTGAACGTTGCCGTTCAATTCAATTCCATCGGTATGCAGTGGTGGATTTGCTTGGTTAGCAGTTGTTCCACTATTTAAAGTCTGGTAAACATTACCAGCATAATAACGATATTCGTTAGCATCAATATTAGTGCTTGGCAACCATTCGGTGCCAGTATTGTTCATGTAAGTTTTAAAGTTTGGACCTCTCAATACAAGGTCTGGTGTCACAACATTATCAATATCAATGTTCAGAATTCTTGCAGTATCTGAAATGATAGAAGTTGATGTTCTAATAGCACCATTAACATCAAGTTCAAAATCAATAGTGTCGAGATTTGATGTTGCGGTAGCACCGTTTCCATTTCCACCAGTAATTGTTACTCCTGGTGCAGTAATGTATCCACTACCACTATCGTTGACAAGAATACCAGTGACAACACCATTGGAAAATTGAGCACTAGCAAATGCCTGCTGACCACCAGCTGGAGGTGGATCAATGTTTACTGTTGGTTGCTGTGTATATCCAGAACCACCATTGGTTACAACAATACTTTCAACTCTGTTTCCAGATCTGTTAATACCAATACGTGGCAATCGAGTTACTGGATCTAACTGCGCTCTAAAAATTTCAGTTTCGAAATTTCCATCGCCAGAACGAATAGTTACTTCATCTGTGCCAAGAATGCTTGTCTTAGCACCAGTAATTCTTTCTCTATCTGAATTTATCTGAAAACTCATTAGATCCTAGCCTCAGCCGCAAAATATTCCTTTATCTATTTAGCATCAGGTCCAGTCGATACTAACTACCTGAACAGATGCAAACCACTTAACAACCGCTCCAGTTCCTGCTTTTGTAGTTGTATAACTAAAGTTGAAAGCAGCACCACCAGTATACAAATCAATATCCCAGTTTTCTCCAGAAGGGACACCATCTCTAATAATGGTTCTCATTGTAGATAACTCTGATATTACACCTACATTATCACAACTAACAGCACTTTCTAATTTTAATGTCAATACACCTACACCAGTGGAGTTTACTGCAGCAACATGTGTATTGATAAAATTGAGACTGCTTGCTCTGAGGACAATAGATCCTAAAACATCGTTGATCGTCAAGATGGCAGTATCTTGACCAGTTAGAACATAATTTGTTGTTCTAGCTTCATCAAAAAATGAGTTTTTGATTTCTAAAGAATTGACATTCTTGAAATTTTTGTTTTCATCTACAACAGTTACGGTATCTATTGAAAGACCACCAGTGCTGTCAAAGTTTTTTAGTGTGCTTGCCATTTTACTTCTTAATTACGTTTGAGACAACAGTTACATTAACAGCGTTTGCGTTGGCAACTCCAGTAGCAAGAGAGTAATTTAGACGAACAGCATTGTTCACATTAAAATCAAATGTATAATCGATGATAGATCCATTTGATTGAATGGTTCCTACCTCAGTGTAGAAAATATCGCTACCATTATCTATAACAGAGAACTCAATAACTTCTTTTGCGCCAGTGGTTGCATTATGAGCAACCAATTCAACCTTAGCAGAAAGTTCTGTAGATGGTGCATAGATCACTGCAGAACCATTGTTAGTAGTTCCTTTCAATAGAGCAGCATTACTTGTAGTAATTCTATACTTAGAAATTTCTAGGTTAGCAAGTTCTTTGTCAAAAATTCTGACTAGTGATTCTGAACCAGATCCAAACCCAACATTATAATATACATCACCTTGATCATCTAGTCTCAACAGTGGATCTACAACCAATCCAGTTGATAGACCAAGATCCAACTTATCTTTAGATGTGTGGATAAATGTTCTATCAGAAACAGTATTATCAATAGTTGTGGATGAATTGTCAAATGTTACTGTAGACGCAGTAATTTCTAAACTATCATCAAACGAACAAGAAACTGTATTGATATTTGTAAAATCAAGTGTAGTTGTTGTTAGTTGAAGAGTATTAACATTGTCATTGAAGAAGTAGAGAATGTTTTCGTTAGTTCCAGGACCTAGTTCTGGAATAATATAAGTATTCTGATCTACGTCTTTTACTCCACCAAGAGATCCCCAAGTTTGAGTAGTTTCACTAAAACCTTCGTAAACCTGATTGGTTGTATTGTATCGAATAGAACCATTCTTTGCAGTTCCTGTGCTCTTCTCACTCTCTGTTCCTGCTGGAATTTGTAAGTGAGTTTTAGAAGTACAAATAATTCTTCTACCAGTATTTGGTTTGAATTCAAGATCTGTAACATCAGTAGCAATAGTATTTTTCGTGATGCGGAGATCATTTTGGAATACCATTGGAACCGAAATAGTTGGTCCAATGTTAATTTGCGAAACTTGTTCAAATGTAATTGGACCTACTGCAGTCGTAGAATATTGCAACGTGGCAGTTCCATTAACAAATGGATTGCCTGACTGATCATTGGGTTCATTTCCACTAGTTCCAGTTCCTCCAGCACCTACAACTTCATAAATGTCATTGTTATATTTTAAATAATCCCCAACATTAACAGGGGTATTTGCTGCCCATTCTGTATAATCTGGAGCATTAACATTGAGAGATCTAACTCTCTTTGCTGTCATGAATTCTTGATATTGGTTCGTAAATCTAAAACTATTTTGTCCATCATTATAGAACCACAGACGATTATCATTAGTTGGTGATGGAGTAACAGATTCTTCAGCAATAATATAAGTATTTCCATCAGTGTCTCTTACACCACCTAAAGAAGCCCAAGAACTGGAAATTTGACTATAACCTTCATATTGATTTGTTGTGGTATTAAATCTAATTGCGCCATTTCCTTCCGATGCTAGAAAAATTGGTCTCTCTAATGTATTTCCAGAAGGAATAACAAACGAACCAGTTCCAGTTACTTTTGTTAAATATCCAGGAGCTGCTGTAAGTTCTAAATCATTGGATCCAATAGAAGAAATCTCTGCGTCAACAATAGTAAGTTTAGAATTTACATTCAAAGAATTGTTGGTGGTTATAATTCCAGGAGTTGTAATATTACCATTCAGATGATTTAGTGTAATATTGTTCGAACCAATATTTACAGTAGATGAAAATCTTGTAGTTGGGCTAATTACTAATTCCGAACCAGATGTAATGACATTCGTATTTAAAGTTGGAATTGTTCCAGTTGTTGCATTAAATGTTGCAATAGTTCCTTCTGTGGCGTTAATGTCATCCGTAACAATATTTTCTGAAGTTATTTCGCCATCTAGAATATCAAAAGTTAGTGTATCGCTGGAGCTAATAGTATTTGCAATTAATTGAAATCCACTTCCAAATGTTTTTGGATTATTTGGATCAATAGTAACAGTTGCTTCTTGATTATCAATACCACCCATATCTGCATGTGTGGCACCAGAATTATTACAATAATAATAAAGGTTTGGTGTTGTATCTACAACTTTAATTGTCACCGCTGCTGCAGTTCTTGTTATACCAGAGGTGTATTCTACGCCAGAAAAACTAAGAACAACATTTCCACTTACGGTTGGTATTTGTGATAATGTAATTTGAGTTGCAGAATCAACACTTTCTACCGTAACTCCAGGTAGAATTTCACCAGATCCAGTTATCTTAGTAACTTGCATACCTGCAAGAATTCCTGTTGTAGAAGCAACAGTAATTACTGCAGATGTAGAAGACAGGGTAGTAGATACATTTTCTACTAAACTTGGTGCGTGAATACCATCTCTAAATTCTGAAAACGCAAACTGATGCGAATCGTTACTTGAATCTGTGGTATCAAAAATATAAGTGTTTCCGACATACAACGTCAAATCTGGAGTTAGTTGAGGTCCAGATCCCGTATCTATCAAAAATCTATTACCAGCAGTTGATGTATCGACAGTTAATTGTGGAGATGATGTGCCTTGTTTTACAACTACGCTTCCCGAATCTAAATTATCTCCAACAATTAATAACGATTGGAGATTTGATCCAGAAGTATTTACTTGAATAATTTCATAAGAATTAATAAATCCAGCATTATCATAATCAATAAAATTACCAACACTAAAGAATGTCGCTGAAACTGACGTGGTGAAAGTAATAGTTAATACAGATCTTGCAGTAACAGTATATGTAATTGGTTGGACTAAATCTTCGGGTGCTACTGTTAGTAGGTCGTTTACATTGTATCCATTACCAGGATTATTTACTAGAAAAGATTCTACAGATCCAAGAGATTGAACTTCATATTCAAATGGCGTTGTTCCTACTCCAAAAGATGGACTAATTGTTAAAACAACTGGACCACCAGCAGTAGGAGTGTTTGATAATGTAATACTACCAGACAACTCATTAACTGAAGTGATTGTTGTATTTGCTGGTAGTGCTCCCGATCCAGATGCAACAGTTACGATATCGCCTTGATTTATATTTGCAGTAGAGGAAACTAGAACATCTTCTTGGTTGCCTGGATTTGTCAAATCCATTGACAACGCTCCAGTAGCATTAGCAACATCGCTAGCAGTAAATGTTGTTCCTCCTGTAACTTGATCGACTGTTACATTTGGTGGGAAGTCTCCCGTAGATCCACCAAGAACAGTAATCTGCATTCCAGAATAGATGCCAACCGTAGAAGCAACAGTTACTACGTTTGATCCTGAAGTTGCGTTTCCAGCAAGTCCACTTATATTAACAATAAAGTCTCCAGTAACACCAGTAAATCCTGTTGATAGTGTTAACAAATCTCCTACTTGATATCCAGATCCCTTGGAGATGAAATTTAAGTCTCTAATAATTCCAGGAGAAGAAGATATAGCAAACTCAAATCCAGAACCTCCTCCACCTCCTAAATCAGAATCGGATGCTGATAAAAGATCTCCAAGAACGTAATTTTGACCAGAAGATTGAATTTGTACATCATTTACGGTTCCTGTAAAAACAACGTTATTAATTGTATAAACAAGTCCAGATCCAGATCCACCAGCATCAATTGATGTAACTATTAGTTGATCGTTTTGTTTATATCTACTTCCTTGATCTGCTAAAACAAAATTAGTTACAACACCGCCAACAACCTCAAAGTTTGCTAATGCTCCATTTCCATAAACTCCAGTAGTTCCAGATACAACACTAATTGTTGCTCCCATACCAGCATGGGACGTGCAATAATATTGAATTGTTTCTGTTGGAGCTTCTGGGAGAATAATAAGATCAACAAACGAACCAGCACTACCCTCTGAACCAACTTTATTAATTAAGTAAAATTGGAAATCTAATAGGTTTCCAGAACCATCAAGAAATCCAAAAGGATGTCCACTAACACTAGCATCGGAAATATCAAATCTATATGTATTTCCTTTATCAAGAGTAAGAGTTTGTTGAGTTACTCCATTAATTTGATATAGTGAATTTGGTAGAGGAGATGGATTTGCTACGGTAGTTACCGTATAAGTAGCGGTAGCAACATTTCGTAGCGGAATATTGCTGTAAATATTATCTGTATATCCAGAACCAGCGTTAGTAACGCTACCAGAGAGAGTAGTATCTCCGCCAATAGTAATGTTTGCTGTTGCTCCAGATCCAGAACCACCAGTAAGTGGAACATTTTGATATTGTCCTGGAACATATGCAGATCCACCATCATTAATATCACCCGTAATTGGATCGATGAGAAAATCAACAGATGCACCAGAACCAGATCCACCAGTTAATAAAACGGCTGTATATGTTCCTGGAGTATAATTTCTTCCTTCACTATTGATAGTTCCAATAAATTCTGTTACTACAATATCTACTGTCCCAAGTTCACCAGAACCACCAATAAGAGATATATCTGTGTATTGACCAGCATCATATCCACTGCCAGCATTATTAATGGTGAGGTTTGTATCTCCTAAAATTCTTTTTCTAAGAATTAAATCTCTGTAATAAAAAACAGATTGACTTGAAAAATCAACAATATTTTTTGTTGAACTTACGATACCTAAAGTATTAATTTCTGGTCTATAGATACCAAGTTGGGGATCATTTGTAAAAGATAGAGATGGGATTAATCTCGAACCATCGCCAATTTTTAATAGACCCGTAGCTAAATCACTACCACCAGCAGAAATATTAAAAATCTGCGATCCAATTTCATTAATTTTTACCCTTTGTTGTTCAAAGGTATCGGTTCTAGCGACTTGAATTGCTGGCATTTCTTATTAACTCTCTAAGTAGGGATTTGATTTCAGAGACTTCATCCTTCAACATATTTATGTCGTCTAACGCGGAATTCAACCTTTTCATTTTACGACGAGCTTCAATAGCAGAATCGTTGTAATTCAAGATGGCACCTGTGGTCTCGTCCCTGACAAGACCATCATGCCCTTCAACTTTGATATAAGACATACGCGGAAATTAGAACGATGCTACTGCTCTGATATCTTGAACCTTAGGAGCGAATGCTGGGTCAACAGTCTTCATTACAATCTTGACCGCAAACGAAGAGAACTCGGGAAGATCTGCAACGCTATACTTCAATTCTTGGTATGAAGATTGCTTCTCAACAGTTCCAGAGATGCTGTTCTCACTGGATGCAATCTCTAAATTATCAGGACCTCCATCAGAGTTGAAGTATTCCCAATCAATATCTTCGAAGTTTTCTTGACTGGATGCCTTCTTAAATCTGTAGAGAACTCTGATATTAGAGATATCCTTGATGTTAGCGGTAAGTCTTACATCAATAGATGTTCCAGGATTACCAATTGCAACCTCCTTAGTTACATACTTAGCAACTGCAGAACTGTTCTTAGAAGAATCTTCGGAAACAAAGTCAATGCCATTGGAATATGTAATGCTTCCTACCTCCAAGTAAGATGCTTCAACGTCATCCTGAGAAGCATACTTGACATAATCTCCTACACGGAAGATATCAGAAACTTGCTCAGAAGTTTGTGCGTTTCTTGCAAATGCTACATTGTCAATAATTCTTCCAGTGAAGTCATTGCTGATTGGTTGGGTATCAACTCTTAGTGTCAATTCCTGGGTCTTATTGTTCCAAAGGACTGTTTTACCAGTGATCTTATTATCATAAGTTTCGAGAATGACCGATGGGTTTCTAGCAACAATGGTTGCGCCATCAGCGATATCGAAGAACAATTCGACTGGATTTGAATCGACAGTGACATTAGTTAGAGATGCTTGGTTGCCCAAGGAAACAGTTTCTCCAATTTGGAAGAACTGTGCTGTCTTAACTCTGACATAAACAACAGAACCATTTACTCTTGCAATAGTTCCAGATGCTTTAGTTGTTACTCCTTTAATTGTCTGACCAGCCTGAATTTCAGTTCCGCCATTTCCAGCAAGTTGGAATTGATATACTGGGTAGAACTTGATAATTTGATCTCTTCTACCAAATCTATCTTCTTGACCACTTGCATTCTCAACTCTAGACGTAGATGTCTTGACAGATGCTGATGAAAGATCAATCAGCGGTGAGAGGTGAGAAACAGTAGAAGTCATGACCATTTTATATGTCAATGACTGACCTAGGTTATTGAGTGTCTCGTTAATTTCGGATGCAATCAACTTCTGGTTAGTGAAGTATTGTGGTTCATTCAAGAATGTTCTTTCATAATCAGTCTGCGAATATGAAGTATAGTTTGTAGTTGACGAATCGACAGGAACCACATTTGTAGTCTTTACATAATTCTCAAGTTTTGTTCCAGTAAATGAGAGGTAGTTGACTTGAGGATATAGAGTTTCGAACTTTCTATTATGTGATGCATAAACATTTGTTCCACCACCAAATGCATTACTAGAAGCATTTGCTGTTGATGTAATGTTGTAAGTATCAACACCACTGTTTGCAACCTTGAATAGATTGCTGTTCAAGATATCGGCGGTTACACCACCAGTTTCTTGTGCAGTTCTGTAGAATACATACGACTTACCAGATGTCTCAAATCCGTGGTCTCTATGGGAAACCTTAACGATTGAGTTGTTATTCTTGAATAGTTTTGAGGTAGCGTTAGTGTTTGCACTAGCGTTTGTTTCAAATGGATTGTAGTCAAGAAGTTCGTAACCCAAGTTATCATTCTTAAGGAGAAGTTCTGCTGGTCTGCTGATGTCAAATTCAGCACGATATAGTGCAAACTTAAGATCCTCGAAGATATCTTCAGTCCAACTCTCAGTATTCTGTGACTTATAAACAGAACCAAGTGATGGTTGTGTTGTGATAACGGTGCTAGTAGCAATATCAGTAGCACCCAACTTCGACGCCCACAACATATAATCTGTTGAATCTGTTTCTACAACCAGAGCATACTCAGTATCATTTTGTAGGTATACTGGATATTCAAATGCAAAGTGTGTTGGGGTTGTGGATTGCGTAACTCCTTCGTTATCGACCGCTACGCCCATTCTAACTGCAGGTGTGTCAATCTCAATGAAGGTTTGAATTTCGCATCCTCCAGCGCCATTTCCGACGCCTTTGACGACGACTGAAGGAGCTTCGGTGTATCCAAAACCAGAGAGTGAAACTTCTGCATTGTAGATCTTACCGCCAGAGACTTTAATTGCAGCAGTAGCAGTAGAACCACCAGGAAGTTGTGGACTTTCAATAGTTAGAATTGCACTATCATAATTCTGACCAGGGTTAGTAACTCTGACCTTAGAAACTTTTCCACTGTCCTTAGCAATCGTGATCTTTCCAGTAGTTCCCTGAGTAGCATTTGCCGTGGTCACTGATGGAATAGTCAGATCTTCATTTTGAACAAATGACTTACCGTTATGATTGCTTAGAACAAACGTATAGACTTGCTCATTAGTTAGACTATACTTACCAGAGGAAGAAGCGACTAGTTCTACGTTGTTCTTGTCAAAGATCTTGAGAATAGGACCAGAAGCAGCAGAGCTTACTCCAGTTACGCTCTCGCCCTTGTAGACTGCAACGTCACCGTTTGCATAACACTTAAGGAATGTGTTTGGAGAAAGAGTTTTCTCGGAACCAGGAACAATATTCTTTCCTGGTTTTTCTGCATCAACATTAGTAATATACGTCTTGACTGGAATATTGCTGCTCTTCTTGCTGAAGTAAAGATCAATGCCAGTTACAAAACAACCGCCCTCTAGGTTCTCGACCTTAAAAGTTTGCGCCAATGGATTAGGTCTGACTGGATTGTCAGTATTGCTTTCGATTAACTGAACACCTTCGTTTGACTTGAAGTAAGATGGTTTTGTAGAAACAATGCTATCTGGGTTCTCTGGGAGAATACCTGTAGCATAATACTTAACTTCAGTGTAGCTATCTACTTCATCTTTGGGTGCATTGGTTGCACTAGAAGTAAATCTGAACGTTAAGATGCCAGATGTAATTGATACTTCTTCTGCGTTTGTGTCATACGATACGGTATCTACACTTCCTCCCCATGTTGCATTTTCGATGGGTGGATAACCAGCAGGAAGAATGATCAAACCAGATGCATTTCCATATTCATCAGTGGTGATAGGACCATTAAATGCAGACAGAGAGTTGCCAGCAATACCAGTAAATCTTAGATCAGGATTGACCCAACGACTGATATCTCTACCTTCCAAGAAGACATACATCTTGGTGTTAGGCTTCATTCTTCTGATTACATACTTGACAGGAACACTTCTTGCAAAGAATGATAGAGAATTGGAAACCAGATTGCCCCTTACAGTTTTTGCCTGAATTCCTTTACCAATATCATTGTTCTGTGGACTGATATTAGAAGAACTTGCAACAGAAGCAGACTTAACTTTAGTTGATGCCTGCTGACTATTGACTTCACCTAAAGAATTGATAGCAGTAAATGATGGGGAAGAACCAACCCAGTTAACTACAAAAGAATTGTGGATGCTGGAGAAACTTTCCTTGACGTTCTCTTTTGCAAGGAAGATGTTAAAGAGACTTGTATTTGTATCAACAACTAGTGGTTCTTCTGATTGATCATACCACTGATCAATTGATGGAGATAGTTCACCATCACCAACATACTGAAGAACAACAAATGGGTTTGGATTGATGTTTGTCGATGCAAATCCATTGCCAAGGAGATTTAAATTCGAGTATGGTAGTGTGACAACATTATTAACTTTCTTATAACCAGAAACTGCTCTTTGATCTTCTCTTACGTTTACCTCAACTAGTTTGATGCTGTCTTCTTTTGATTGTGGACGAAGAACGGATTGCTGAGGATCAACAGCACATGCATAGTCTAGTGAAGTTAGGTTACCGACAGAGTGTGCTTCGAAGTTATCAACGAAGAAACCAGACTTAAATCTGTCAAGTCCTACTTCATCCTTAACTTGCATGTTAAGAGCTTGCTGCTCAAGGATACTGAGAGTAGTGTAATACTCAAGACGCTCAATACGCTTCTCCAACTTGCCGATATCACGCATTGTGTAACGGCGATTATCAACTGGAGTAATTCTTACATCCTTGCTTGTTTTAGTGTAAGCAGGAATATATGCATAGAACAGAGGAACAGCATCTTCAATAGGATCTGGTTTGGATGGGTTGAGAGACGAGTTACCTTCTTTTACTAGGAACTCTCCCTTCTTGTTCAAGAATACTCCATCAATTCTATCAAGATACTGGATTTGGCTGAACGAGAATGTATATTCGATACCAGCATCTGGAGCAGGAGTGCTTGATACAACAGCACCAGGACCAGCAAACGAACCTTCGGTAACTTCTAGAAGAGACTTGTCAAGATAACCTGGGATAATTGCTGTTGTGTCTACCTTAGGACGGAAATCAATTACGTTCTTAAGTTCTACGTTGCCAAGAACAGGTGAGTTGAATGAAGGAATTTCATCTTCAGGGACACCTGCTTCATGTAGATAGCTGTCGATGGTTACAAAATCACCTTGAGATTGCTCAAAGTAATCGAATGCAATCACGAGTTGACCAACAGATGCCTCAAATCCTGGTTTGAGAACTAGTCTGGAAACATCATATACAGTGTCTCTCTGACCGTCATCGAACGTATAACGAGAAGTTACATCTGTGCCAGATACCAGATTTCCAGCAGTATCAACATCTGGAGCCTGGGAAGGAGTTCCTTCGTAGACATATCTTAATTTGAATACATCGGAGTAAGATAGAGTTTCGATGACTTCGGTATCGTAATCAGATCCTCTGAGTGGAATAACTCTGTCACCAGATGATGTAACAACAATTCTCTTGTTTCTTACGGCAGTCTTAAGTCTTGGTTTTGCATTGGATACTTCCAAGGTTGCGGTCAACTTAAGTTTAGGGAACGCACCATTGGAAGGAATGGTTCCAAAATAATCAGATGTTAGTTGTAGACTAATAGATCCAGAAGTGAGACCACTGGCAGTATCAGTAGAAGATGAAATTTCTACAGCATCGGTAGGAACATAAATGATATCACCTTTTGCAATGCTTGGAGCATCGCCTGGATCTAGAACAGTAATAATATAATTTTCTTCGCTGAATGCTGCAAATCTTTGCGTTCCAAATGGCAACTGTGCTGCGAATGTAATAGTTCCACCAGAAGTAGAAGCAGTGGTTACAAAGTCTCTACGGAAGTAATACTTAATCTTGGTATCATCTCCCCCAGCAGAAATTTGCTCAACCTGCTTACTTCCAGTTGGGAACAGCAGTGTGCCACCGTTAGTGTTTTCTGGTCTGGGTCTTAGACGGACGATACTGGTGTTTGTTACGTCACCAGGAAGTGCAGTGTCTAGATAAATTCTAGTCTTAGCAGCACCTGCCGCTTGAGTTGCATATTGAACAGTTGCACGAACTAGATTGTTATCTTGATCTGAGAATTGAATTAGATCGCCCTGTTGAAGAATGCTAGAAGCATCAGCACTGAAACTTGTCGATTCGACAAACATGGTGCCTTTCTTACCAAAGAAAGTATAGTCAGTTACAGCAGAAATATTCGAATATGCCTGATTGTCTACAACCAAGTCTGCATTAAACTTATTACTGCCACCAGATCCGTATGAACCACCAATGGATTTTACGTTTTGTGGTGTGTATGTTGTAACTGCGTTTCTAACAAGAACTGCACGAACAGCAGCAGCACCTGCACTGTCTGTAGTTCCAGTAACAACAATTTCGGGTGGTTGTGTGAATTCTAGATTTCTTAAAGCAGCCTGATTGTTGATTGCTACCTTATAAATTTTACCACCATACACGGTGGGTTCAATCTTAGATGCATCATAAGTAACACCGTTCAATAGAATTTCTGCACCAGCAGAATAACCAGATCCTCTCTCGATAACAATGAAGTGAGAAATGGTGTTGTCTTTTGCAATCTTTACAGTGTTTGAATCTTCATCTCTGATTGTTTCTCCAGACTTGAAGTTTCCAGAAATAGTTTTTACGAATAGAAGTCTGTCGGTAGAGTAAACACCAGAAGCTGGTCCTTCGACAACACCGTAAGCACCACTCTCTAATCCAAATACATACTTACCTTCATCGAAACCAGCAGGAACAGTTTCTAGTAGAATTCTGGTGAAGAACTGAGGATCAAAGTAAGAGAACCCAAAGATACTATTATAGGTTTCGGATCCACCAGACAAGCGACCCTTCGATAGAACTACATCAGAATCTGAATTAAATCCTTCACCTCTTTTCTTAAGGAAGAAGTTGCTTGGTTTTACTTTACCAATAACAGGTGTAATTGTGTTTCTGTAGTCTACTACCTCTGCCCAATAATCATTATTGTCTTGAGCATCTCCGTTTGAAAGGAAGATCTTTCTCTTTTTCTCAGAATCTCCCTCATCATATTCAAGAAGAAGGTTTTCTAATTCTGCTTTATTGCCAAATACAGTCAATTCCAAGAACTGCTTGTTCTCGTTGTCACTAATGCCAGGTCTGTTAATAGTAGCATAAGCAAGAGTGGTTACAGTTCCAATATCTGTAGCAGTGCCATCAGCACTTCTTGATTTGATGAAATACAGGGTCTTGTATTCTGTTTGGAAATTGGCATCAGTCAATGCTCCAAGAGCTGGTTGTCCATTAAGACCTAGAACATCTAGAGTGATTGTTCTGATAGCATCATTTGCTGTAAAAGTAAGACCTCTTCTTGAAATAGTCTGTCTATGATCAGTAGTTGCCTCAGTTCCATTTACACCAATGGATCCATCTGAGAAAGTGCTGTATAGGAAAATGTCTGGATATGCAGTTAGATCCGATCCTTCTTTGTTCAAAGGAACACTGCCAAAGACATTAGTAATACTAAAAGTAGGAAGTCCCTTAGTCTTTAGTGTTACGTTATCACTAGTGAGACTTTCTCTTGCCTTGTTAATTTCGAGATACTTGGTTTCTTTATTAACAATCTCATATCCTTTAATGTATGCCTTACCAGGACCAATGCTAGCAACCATTTTTCTGGAAGCTTCACTAGCAGTGTATCCATTGTATAGACCAAATTCATCAGCACCATAAAGACCTTTGTTGCCATCTTTCTGTGCCCATTCACGAACATCGATATCAAAATTATCGACAACATAATCACCACTCTCGTCAAATGTTCTGCGAGCAAGAGTTTGCTCAAGAACGCTGAAATCTGTTGTAGAAACTTTTCTTTGAACAACTCCTCTCTTTACTGTTAGGAGTTGAATGAAATTCTTATCTGTAATTGCATCTAGAGCAAACTCTTTCATCTCTAGACTAATTTTTAGTCTATGTGCTCCAGGTGCTGTATAGTTGGATGAACCAATTGCATTATCATATAGAGATGCATCTGCTTCTGGTGTTACAATCTCTTCTTTGATTGTAAATCCTACTTTAGCAGATGGTTTATCATAATACTCTTCGATAACAAGAATCTGCTCTTCGTTACGAACAAAATATCCATTGACAAAATAGATACCTTCTTGAACTTTAACAGCAGAAGCAAATCCCATAGCAGGACTTTCTAGAGAAGTTACTTCTCCAGTGTCAGGATTAGTTACTTGAATACTAGTTGGTAGAACACTACCATCTGTTCCTACTACGAGAAGTGGTGTATTGACACCATCTACTACCTCTAGTGTTTCACCTTGACGGAAGGTTGATTCTGTATTTGAGTTGCCACTATTAATGTAACTTACAAAAATAGTATCAGCAGTGCTTTCTGTTGCTAGTTTTGCTGTCAATACTGTGCCAACAACACCAGAAGTCAGACCACGCAACTGTTGTCCAAGTAACTGGGTGATGTCATATTTCTTATATACGATCTCATCTCCTTCTGAAACCGCAACTTCAGAAACAGAAGATAATTTGACATAATCTAGCTTTGTATTGAGACCTACCTCACCAGGGATAACTTGCTCACCTTGCTTGAAAGCATACTTACCAAAACTTTCAATTTGGTTTTGGAGAATAGATTGAACTTGTGTTAGCTCCCTACCTTGAATAGAGTATCCAGGACGGAATAGAATCTTATAAAAATTCTTACTCGCGTCAAAGTCCTCGTAATAAGGATTTACATTAAGGTTAGTCTTCTGAGGCATCGTACTCCGCCAAATACTAGGATCCAGTCTTTAGTATTTAGTAGAGTTAAAAAAAATCCCCCGATCTCTCGGGGGACTTAATAATATGTATTTTAATCAGAATTCAATGACTAGTTTGATGTCTTCAATCTGGTCAGGAGCACGAGTGATAAGACGACGGTTCTCGATGTAGATAACCTCACCTGAGTTGTTCTCAATCTCGGTATTTGCAAGACCAGCAGCAAACGTGACGCCCAGTAGTGAACCAGCATATCCAGTGTCAACTGTTCCTGATGCAGCGGAGGTTTCTCCAGTAACTGCATTTGCTGCGTTGCTTTCAAATGCTCTTACAACACCTTGATCGGTGTGTGCATCATTAGTTTGGATATACTTAAGAACACCAGCAGTTGTAGAACCGCTATCGAGTGTCCAAGAAACAACGGTTCCATATGCGGTTCCGCCAGTTACTGTCTGAACGATCTTCTCATCAACGTTGAAATCTGCAGTTGCTCCAGTAATCTTGAGTGACTTGAGACCAGAAAGAGTATCTGCAGTTGCAAATGTTGTGGTTCCTTGGTTGTAAGGATCAGCAATGATACCAATACGACGGAAGTCGTTGTCAACAGGGAAGTCACCTGAACCTTCTGCGTAGGTTAGACGAATGTTCGTCATAACACGCTTACCATTAAGTTCTGTTTCGTGATCAGAACCATGACCACCCTGAGGAGGAAGAATTGCCTCAATTGCAGCATTTCCAGAATAACCATTGACAGGAGTGCTCAATCCAGCATCGCTGAACAGATTACCAACTCCTAGAAGAATGTTTCCGTAGGTATAACCAGATCCGCGTGCTTGAACACTAGCAGAAGTGATTGTGCCTGCACCATTAGTTACTAGTTCTACGACACCACCTGAACCATCACCTTTGATTGCAGTGTAGAGAGTTTGTGAAACAGGTAGTCCAGCACCAGCATCTTCAACAACAACTGCATCGATAGCACCAGCAACAGCAAGTGCTCCTACTGCTTGTCTAGATGGGTTGGAAGGAAGAACGATTGGCATGAAGTCAGAAGAAAGGAACTTCAAGACATCATCGGTTGGAATGGTATACATGTGCTTCCAGATGTAACCAGCACCTGTTGTCTCTGTATAGAGACCAGTAGCAGCATCATAGTTTGCTCCAGCTACTGATGGTTCTTCGGTTGCATCCTGACCAGTGGTGTTTGAAGGATCTTCACCGTTATAGAGGCACTTAAAGACTTCATACTGGGAGTTCATTACATAGAACTTAGCATCAGCAATGCTAGTTGCACCAGTAGCAGTTGATTTGCCAATCTGACCACCGCCACCTGGGGTGTCAGAGTAGTCAGGCTTCCACATATCATATCTTGGGTTTGCAACTAGATCCCAGTTGTAACGACGAACTACAGTTCTAGCATACGAATCTGTAATGCGCTTAGCAGCAATGATTTCGTCATAGAGGGCAATCTTTTCTCTCTGATTGTCTAGAGGAAGAGGTGGGATGTTCTCGTCAGCGTAGCGATAAACACCAGAAGTTGCGGTGGCACCAGTGTCGGATCCTCCTGCACCGCCAGTGCGGCACTTAAGGGCACTACCTAATGCAGGAGCAGAGTTAACACCATTGCTGCCAAAAACGTCGGTCAGTAGAAGGGCACTATCATAAACAGCAGCAATCGTGGCACGGAAAGTAGTAGAACCATACGTTCCAACATATACTTCATCGCCTACAGTAAATGCCGTTGCATTTTTGTTGTAGACTTCTAAGTATGCTCTCCATGGTTGTGGACGACCCACGAAGAAATACATTCGTGAACGCTCTGCACTGGTGTCAGTCGCGCCCTCAGTGAGAGATTCTAGGAATTGCTTCGCGTTAAAAATACGAAACTTATCAGAAATAATAGCAGCCATGGGTTTCTTTGTCCGACGTTGTAATTTGTGCCTGAGTTATTTATATTTATAGCAATATTTAGGTAATTGTCGTTGGTTGCACCTCTGTGGTTCCTGCAATGACGAAACCTCCATTTCCAGGTGTAGTTTCATGCTCACGAATAACTTGACAACCAGTAAACGATGTTGAAGTCTTTCCACTATAAGAAATCACATTCATTCCAAATCCAACACCACTTGTATAGATCAGTAGATGACCACTATCTGGGAACAGATAAGTATCTGCAACAGTAATTACTGTATCTGATCCGCCAGCACTTCCACC